TTGGAATAGGGAATATGAACGCTGCAAGAATGGTATGACCGTAAATGGTTATACAATTACTGGCGATAATTACTTTTTCTTGAACTACTATCAACTTATGGACTTGGATTCAGCAGAGACTGCTGGTGAAGGTCGTACTTACATTTTCCCGAATTTCTATGTAGGGCAGTATGAATGGTTTCATTACGTTGAACTCTGTAAGAAGCTGCGTATGAATGCTTGCCTTATGAAATCTCGTGAAGTTGGTTACTCAGAGATTGACTCTGCTATTGCAGTTAATAACTATAACTGTCGTAGAAATACTATCAATCTTGTAGTTGCCAACCTCAGTGATTACCTCAACAAAACCCTTGATAAGATGTGGAAAGCTATGTCATTTATTAATGACTACACCGATGGAGGTTTCTTTAAGTTGCGTCAAGTAATTGATAAGGCTGATTTAAAGAAAGCTTCTACATATAAGATTATCAATGGTCAGAAAGTTGAGACTGGATGGATGTCTCAAATCCAAGGAATTATTGCTGATAAACCTTCTAAGATTAGAGGTGACCGTACTGACCTTCTTCTATACGAAGAGGCTGGTTCCTGGCCAGACTTGACTAAAGCCTTTACTCAGGCCGACGCTCTTGTTGGAACTCCAGGACACCAATGGGGAATCAGAATCCTTGGAGGAACAGGCGGTGATGCTGGTCCTGCACTTGAGGGACTAAGAAAGATGTACTATAAACCTCACATTTATGGTATTCTTCCTTACCGCCATAGATTTACCCCTGATGGTTCGCAGGTGATGACTGCTTACTTCATGCCTTGTTTTAAGGTTTTAAAATATCGTGGTTATACTGACCATAGAGGTTGGACTGACCCAGAGAAAGCAAAGGCTTTCTATGAAGAGAAAAGAAACCTTAAGGCTGAAGACCCTAAAGAACTTGTAGTATATTCAGCTGAGTATTGTTTTACCGCTGAAGAAGCCTTCTCTCTGGAAGGTGATAACAAGTTTAATAAATCAATCATTGCAGACCAACTTGCATCCATTAGATTACATAAACAAGCACCTCGCGTAGATGATGGAATTATTTCCTACACTTATAAAGGAAGTGCTCATACGAAAGAGAACATAAGTGGTTACCTTTGGAAACATATCGTTGCTGGTAAGGTACATATATTAGAACATCCGGTTTGGTCTGACTTATATAAAGCAGAACACCGAGAGGATGGAACAGATTACTCCGAAATGAATAATCTATACGTAGCCGGAATTGACTCTATTGATATAGGTCAAGCCGATACTTCTGTAAATACAGATAATCCTTCTAAGTTCTGTATATGTATTAAGAAAAGAGCCTTTGGCTTGCAGGAACCACAGTATGTTGCCTACTACAAGGACAGACCAGATGATATCCGAGAAGCATACAAAATTGCTATGTGCCTAGCCACTTACTATAAGGCTATTATCAATATAGAAGCAACTCGTGTATCTATGCTTACTTGGGCGAAAGAAAAAGGTTATTACAAATACTTTATGGCTCGTCCAAAAGCTTCTTATCCAGACATTAATAAGATTGGTAAGCGAACAGTTGGTACGCCAGCTACGCCTGCCATTATTGACCACCAAACCGACCTGATTAGAGACTACATCAATGATAGTGGTCACACTATATGGTTTGAGGAAATGCTGGATGAACTAATGAGATACACAGATGAAAACAAGACTCACTTCGATATTGTGGCTGCTATGGGTATGACCGAATTAGCAGACGAAGAATTAGGAAACATTACTCCTGTTAAGGTAGTAAAAGAAGAAGTGGTTACTAATAAAGTAGGTTACTATATTGATGAACGTGGGTACAAGCGTTGGGGTGTAATTCCAGACACTACACAAAATGTACAAGTAAATTCAGAATTTGGGGAGCGAGGACCTAGGTCTAGTGACCCAAGAGCTTGGGGAATGGAATAACTTATGCTTACAGTAGAAATAATAGACAAAAAGACCAGACAATTTATTTGTGAGTTGTATGGTTGTGACTACAAAAGGGAGTTACGCATAAAGCCGCTTCCTACGATTGGTTGGGAAGTTGGGATTCCTCTAGGAAATGACGAAAAACCTTTTGTAGTCGCGATTGAAGCAGAGGGAGATACGTTTCTTAAATATTTACGTAGAAGTTTACAAGAATCTAATTTAGGTTCTCATAGATACTTTACTTTATCGCTAACGTATCCAAGAAGTTACTTTGAGGGAACTGAAATCCCTACTTAATCACATAAATATGGAAAAAAGTAAAACCGATAACGAGCTTATTCAAAAAACTGATATAGCTATTGCAGAGCTGGTTTACGATAAAGATGAATTACAAAAAGCATACAACTACTACAACTGCAAACGTGATGCGGAACAATTCAGGTACCTAGAAGAGAACTTCGGAATTGGAAATCCTACTTCAGTTGAATTCACACCGCTAATACGTAAACATGTTGATGCTTTGATTGGTGAGTATCTCGGTACTCCAATCCTACCAAAGATTTCATGTAAAGATACACGCACTATTAGTGCTATGACTCGTGAGAAGGAGTTATATATCTCAAGAGAAGTGCATAAGCAACTTCAGAAGAATTTAAAAAATAAGTTGCTTGACTTTATGGAAACTGGAGACAGCGGAAAACTAGTTGACCCATTTATCCAGTCACAGTTAGACACTCTCATTGAAGATTTGAATAATAACTTTATTTCTCAGTATGAAATTGCTGCTCAGAACGTTCTGCAATATATTATGCAGAATCGTAAGACCGATTTCAAAACAAAACTTTGGACTCTACTTAAAGACTTATTAGTCACAGGATACACTTTTTATCAGGCCGTTCCGACTGCCGAAGGTAATAATGTATCAATTGATGTGTTAGACCCGCTAAATACTTTTATCGATAAGAATCCTAATTCGCCTTATGTGAAGGACTCATACCGCGTAGTTGTTCGTAAATGGATGACTAAGTCTCAAATTTTGAACAAGTACGGAAGAGAAATGTCAAAAGAAGACGTTCAGAATCTAAAAGACCAGTGGAAAGAAGCTTTAGACTATTCAGCTAAATATATTCGTCTGATGCACACTTCGCATCCTTGCGGTTCCCTTGGAATTGTTGGAGACCATGAAGCTGTAGTAGAGCCAGGTAAACCAAGACAAAAAAACAAAGGATACAATCCTAACTATGAACAAATTCCAGTTTACGAAGTAGAATGGATTGAAACTGACAAGAACTTTGTAATGCAACTGTATCAAACAGTTCGCATTGGTCAGGACATTTACATTCTTCGTGGTAAGAAAGAAGATGTAGTTCGTAGTGTAGACAATCCATCTTACTGTGGATTAACTGTTAATGGTGTTTATTTTGATAATAGAAATGACGAACCATTCTCATTAGTTCTCGCTTGTGCTAATCAGCAAGATAGATACGATTTATTAATCTTCTATCGAGATAACTTAATTGCTAATAGCGGAACTACCGGTGACTGGATTGATGAATCTTTAATTCCTACAAACTTAGGAGTTAACTGGCCGGAACGATTAAAGTCTTGGTTAGCTTACAAGAAACAGGGTGTTGCCTTACTAGACACAGCCCAGGATGGAAGATTGGCTACAGGTCAAGCTACTCTAAATACTATCTTTAATGGTTACGATGATACTGTAAAGGTTCAAGCAATCCAAGCAATTCAAACAGCTATTGATGCCGTCGAACAAACAGTATCTTCTATTACTGGTGTATTCAGAGAAAGACTTAATGGTATTCAAGCACATGATGCTGTTACTAATGTAAAGATTGGTCAATCTAACTCCTTTACAATTTCCAAACAGTGGTACGCACATATGGACGTACTTACAGAAGAAATGCTTACCGATTCTTTAAATCTTGCTAAGATTGTATTTAAGAATGGTTTAACTGGAACAATTGTACTTGGTGATAAACTACAAAAGATTTTCACCGCACTTCCAGAGTATTTCACAACTTCAGACTGGGACATTCATGTTCTTGCTAATTCTGACATAGTTAAAGACCTAGAACAAATAAAAGCTTTAGTTCCAGAACTTGTTAAGGCTGGCGGTATTCAATTGGATACTCTATTTGATATTATGACTTGTAAAAGTCTATCGGAAGCTAAGTTTGCAGCAAAAGAAGCTATTAAGAAGCAGAAGAAAGAGAATGACCAAATTGGTCAGCTGCAACAGCAAGTACAACAGCTTACACAGCAACTTCAACAGGCTCAACAAGAACTTCAGAAGGCTCAACAGCAGGTACA